TTTCTACCTGCGTTTCGTGTGTCAACTCTGCTAACTCTGACCAACTTAGTTGCTCTTCTTGTTCCATTCTATTCTCCTGTCGTTGCATTTCCATAAGCCTAAGCGATTTGCTTTTGCTTGTCTAGCGTATTTCTCGATTAAGTTTGCGTACTTTCCCCTTATTCCCTTGTAGAAATAAGGCTTTGCATACCCGAACTTAACTAACTCTAGGTTTAGATTTCGGTTTCCCTTTGTCAAATAACCTAGTGCCCTGCCGTACCCGTCAAAACTATCTAGATTTTTATCTGTAGTCAAGACCAGTTTTCCCTTTAGTTTTAAAAATTTTGCGGTGTATTCTGTCGCCTCCTTAATTTGTACAAGTCGGATGAAAGACTCACCGCTTTGTATCGTGTCGCCATCTACCGCGACGGGAAAAGTAAGGGTTAGGGCTAGCGCAAGGGCTAACACTTCCGCTTTAGTTCTTGTCCGTGGTGGCACTCGTTAACAGGGCGTAAGCAATCTCCACAAATTGGCATTACATACTCCTAAAAATGTGTCCGTCGTTTTCCCAATAGTCACCCATAAATAGGTCACGCTCCCACTTTTCAAAATCAAAATAATTTCCCAGCGGTGAACTTAAATCAAAAAATTCCTCGGCTAATTGCTCCGCAAAATCTTCGGTCTCCATCTCCCCTTGATAAGAGTCTGTGAAATCGTCAATCCAATCTTCCCAATCTAAGAGGGGCGTGTAGTCCTCGCCTACATACTCACGATAAGCGCGAACCGCTGCAAGGTTATGCCCTGCCTCTTCTATGGCGGCAATCGCCTCTTCCTCTGCTTGGCTCATAATGTAGGCAGGGTCTGACTGCTTCAATCCTTCGTTCATTCGTAGATTTCCTCACATTTCAACTCGTGTAATTCGATTATGTCATCGGGTACTTCATCGCTATTTATAAACTCTTCACCTCTAAACCAATCGGTGTGAGTTCCATACTCTCCGAACCAACTACGGGCAAAATAATCCCCGAATTTGAATTCGTATTTGGTCTCTGTGATTTCCATTTTAAAACTCTCCCGTCTCTGTGTTGTTTAATACTATGCCTGCAATACATAAAAAAGCAATAGGGGTAAGGGCTAGGAATAGGGCGGTCACGGCTGTTGGTCTTCGCAATCTCGGCTCATTGTGTCGCCACAATCAGGGCACACTTGCCGATAGCACTCAACGTCGTGCCCCACTATGTCGCAATTTTTCCAAACCCAATCATTTACACAATCTTTAATTTTTTTCATTAGTTCACCCCCTGCAAACTCTCGGCAATAGCGCGGCGGACATAGCCCTGGTGCTTGCTTGTTGTCGGGCTGAACTTTTGTTCTACGACATACCAGCCCTCCGCGTCTGTGTGCCACGCTATAGGCGTGCCGTATGAGTAAACCGCGTAATTTATGCGGGTTTCGTCTTGCTTAATCTGTGCGAATTCTTGAGCGTCTAATCTACCGAATGCACCGCTCAAGCCTTGCTCGTTTACGTTTACCCCTGTTAGGGCTGACGCTTTAAACTCTTGGCGTGTTGCGATGTAGTGAATCGCGTCTCTCTGGTTTAACTGTGGCATTTCTTTTTTCTCCTGTCATTTGTGGGATTGTTCCCGTGCCCGCCTAGGGTCTCGCTCCCTGTGCCCTCTGTCAAGAGTGGCGGGCTGTGAGTTGCCTCACATTTCGCAATCGTGCCCGTAATACCATTCCTCCGCGTCGCGGTTATCTTCTAGATTGAAAGCGCGAGCGCACTCACGACAAACTTTTGTCATTATTTACCCTCCTTGCTTTCGTTTGCTTGCCAGAATTCCGCCCAAAATTCCGCCTGTTCCTCTTGGATTTCTTTTAATAGTTCTTGAGTAAAGAGTGGCTTGCTCATTAGTTGCCCGCCTTGCGGGTTTTTAGAACCTTGCGAACTCTTAGGGCTACGATTAGGGCGATGCCTAGGGCTAGCCCTTGCGGGGTGATGTAGAAATCAATTAGCCCCGTTTCAACCTTGAACCCGTAGGAATTCAATCCGATTTCGAAATACTCTCTCACTTACTTTTCTCCTGTCTTAGGTCTTGCAAGGTAGGAATTCCCTACCTAGTGCCCCCGTCGGATTGTGAACCCGTAGCCCGTAGCGCGGGGGCTGTCTTGCCTAGTTGTTGCCCTCGTGTTCCTTGATGTATTCCGCGCCTAAGTCTGCATCTACTAAGCCCCATTCGATTAGTACGCTGACCGCTTGGTCTAGTGCTTGGTGTGATGTAATCGCGTCGGCTAAATCGTGCAAAAGGCTGCTCTGTTGGGTGTCTGGGTTGTAACTCATTTTTTTAACCTCTCGCTTTCTTAACTGTAAGAGTGAGAGGTACTAGTTCAAGATTAAGGGCGGGCAAGATTGAAGACTCTAAAAGGTCTTGAAGATGAAACTCAATCGTTTGAATGCTTGCAGGGTCTGATGTCTTAACTCTTAGGGCAATGCTGTAAGTCTTCATTCTTTTGTTCTCCTGTCTGTAAGGCTTGGCGGTGTTGCCTTGCCTAGTGCCCCCCGTAGGTCTTGAACCTACGCCGTCGATACGGGCGGGGGGCGGTAATGCTTAGCCCTTAATTATCTTTCGTGAGAGGTCTAAGAGTTCATCGCTGCTTGCATTTATTACAGGTGCGCCGCCTGCTGCAACTACTGTGAGAGCGAAAGCGATTAGAGCCTGTTCGCGTGTTGTTAGTTCCATTTTGTTCTCCTGTTCTGTTCGAACATTTGTTCGAATTCTTGGGGCTTGCTTGCCCTTGTGAGAGAAAGGTCTCATTTTTTAAAGCGTATGTCAAGCGATAAAATGGTCATTTGTGGTTAATTTCCTGTGAGTTACATCACACCGATTGCCCTCTGTGTCTGTCGATTTGTCGACAATTGAAGAGTGAGTAAGTGGTTGAATGTTCAACTATCTTCCCCTTATTGATAGCCCCGAATTCAATAAAGACTAGACCCCGCGAATTTGGCAGGGGGATAGTCACCCAACATAAGTTCCTTACTAATCCCATTCGATTATTCTTCACCCCCCAAGGGGTGAGAAATGTTATTATTCTCAGGGATAAACCTAAGGTATAGGGTTAGACATAACCCTTGCGTATGTCTAAGACTCTAGATAAGGGTGAGTGTTGGACATTTTGACCCCAGAGTGTTTAATTTGTCGTCGATACATATATGTACACTCACCCAATAATTTTCTGTTATATTTGCTAAATAGCCCTGCTGACCAGGGCTTTTATATATATTAGCCCCCCTTATAAAAATATTTAAAAATATATTGATATTAAGTGTTCGGTTTTGGTACTTCCAACGGGTTATCTTATATGTAAAGATTAATAATAATCTTTAACGGATTAACCTCCGTTTGCTCTACGGTTAATCCTTAATATATATAATAATTAATTAATAGTTACCACAGTTATGCCGTCTAACGGGTACCGTTTATACATCGTTTTATAACCTCTACAGAGGGCGACTTTAGGGGGCACCAATGGGACGCAAGCCAGGAATTCAGAACATCCCCAAGCGCGAGGCGCAGGAGAAAGTTCTGCTCCAACTAGAACAAGGTTCTACTATTACAGCCGCTATGGCATCTGTGGGACGCAACGACGTCACCTTCCGCCAGTGGACAATGAATGAACCTGAGTTCAAGGAACGCTCTGACAAAGCCCGCCTGGTAGGCAAGGGTGTTATCGCTGACCTAGGCGACCTGAAGGAAATCTCCTTCGTCGACTTCTGTGAGCAGTTCCTAGATACCAAGATGTTCCCCCACCACCTCAACTGGATTGACCTGATTGAGGGGCGCGAGCCGCGCTGGCTACATCCTAGTATGACCTTTGAGCCAGGTGCTCTCAACAGAGTGCTCATCAACGTGCCACCTGAGCACGCAAAGTCTACAGTCATCACGACCAACTACGTGGTCTACAAGATTGTGACCAACCCTAACTCACGAGTCATCATTGTCTCAAAGACTCAGGGTATGGCACGCAAGTTCCTTGGTGCGATTAAGACTCGCCTCAACCACCCCGCCTATATCAAACTGCAGACCGCTTTTGGTCCAAATGGCGGATATAAGGCAGACGCCACTACGTGGTCTGCAGATATGATTTACTTGGGTACAGGACGCGATAGTGGCGAGAAAGACCCAACTGTTCAAGCACTAGGACTTGGTTCCCAGATTTATGGTGCTCGTGCCGACTTGATTATTGTCGACGACGCTGTGATGGGCTCTAATGCTCACGAGTGGGAAAAGCAGATGGAATGGCTTCAGAAGGAAGTTATTACCCGTCTTGGTCGCTACGGTAAACTTATTATCGTTGGAACCAGAGTGGCACCGATTGACCTCTACAAGATGCTACGTGATGGCTCCCAGTGGACTGGTGGTAAATCGCCCTTCACCTATATGGCTATGCCAGCAGTTTTAGAGTTTGACGAAAAACCTTTGAATTGGAAAACCCTTTGGGCTAAGACTGACAGACCCGAAGGAGATGTGGACGAACCTGATGCCGACGGACTTTATCCGAAATGGGATGGACCCGCTCTCTTTACACGCCGCTCTGAAGTGGCGCCATCTGTCTGGGCTATGGTCTACCAACAGGAAGATGTCCAAGAAGACTCAATCTTCTCACCTACCTGTGTCGCAGGCTCCGTCAACGGAATGCGAAAAAGAGGACCGCTAAAGGCTGGTAACCCAGGTCATCCTCGTCACGTTGAGGGCTACACCATCATTGGTCTTGACCCTGCTATGGCAGGTGCAACAGGAGCGGTGGTCTGTACCTACAACAAGGCTGACGGAAAAATCTATGTGCTAGATGCTGTCAATATGACAGACCCTACTCCACAGAAGATTCAAAATTTAATCGAAGATTGGGTGGAGAAATACCGCCCTCAGGAATTGCGTATCGAAATCAATGCTCATCAGAAAGCGTATGCGCTGGACGACCATCTACGAAACTTCTTAGCAGGTTACGGTACGCAACTGAATTCACACTTTACTGGAAAGAACAAGTGGGACACTTCTTTTGGTGTGGCATCTATGGCTACCTTGTTTGGTAACACACGAGATGGCAGATTCCAAGATAACAACATTATCGAACTACCAAGCAATGAAGGCTCTGAAGGTCTCAAGACCTTAGTGCAGGAACTCATTACTTGGAAGCCAGATACCAGAAACCCCACTGACGTTGTAATGGCTCTATGGTTTGCGGTTATCCGCATCAGAGAGTTAATGCAAAGGTCAAGTCAAGCAGCACAGTATCAAAGCAACCGTTGGGCAACTCGTGCTCAGACGGAGCGCAGATTTGCAATCAACTTAGATGATGCGTTTGCTGACCAGTGGTCACAACAATACGGATAGGAAAACATTATGCCTACATCACGTAGCAATCAACCACGCATAACACGTGGTGCGATGAACACTCAGTATCACTATGCTGTAGAGGTTGCTGGACAACCTGCAAAAACAGCAGAAGAAAAGAAAATGAAGAAATACGCAAACAGTGTTGCTAAGGCTTTTGAAAGTCGTTTCCCGTCATTGTCTGAGCGCAACAGCGGTGGAGTAACAACAACATCAAAAACGGTAGATAAACTCTATCGACCATCTAAGTAATTTTTCCCTTTAATCGTTAGGACAACAATGGCATTATCAATGGAACAGGTAGCAGCGCGTGTCGAATCGCTGCGCTATCGCAACAGTGAGCGCGATGCTCGCAACCTTGACGTCCTTGCCGTCCGTAAGGGTCAAATCTCACAGGTTTACCCTGACTTCTTTCCAGATGGTGTAGATGCCAACGTAGTTGCTAACTTCATTGACATTGTGGCACGTGACCTATCAGAGGTTATGGCACCACTGCCAGCAGTAAACTGCTCAGCAGCAAATGCAGTAAATGACAGAGCGCGTGCTTTTGCAGACAAGCGTACTCGTATTGCATCAAATTATTTTGCACACTCTGACCTAGCGGTACAAATGTACTCAGGTGCAGACTGGTACATCACATATGGTTTCGTTCCTTTCATTATTGAATTGGACGAAGAAGCAAAGATGCCGCGTATCCGCATAGAAAACCCGATAGGTTCCTATCCAGAGTTTGACCGCTATGGACGCTGTGTGGCATTTGCTAAGAGATACCTAATGACATTGGGCGAACTCGTTACTCAGTTTCCAGAGTTTGAAAGGCAATTGCTTGGTGGTCAAGGCTACAAGCAAGACCTTAATAACGAGGTTGAGTTAATTCGCTACTATGACAAAGACCAGTCAATCATCTACTTACCAACACGTCAAGACCTAGTTCTATCAAAGGTTAATAACCCATTGGGCAAGATGATGGTTGTTGTTGCACGTAAGCCATCTGTTGATGGTGAACTACGTGGTCAATTTGATGACGTCTTGGGTATTCAGTTACTACGCAATCGCTTTGCATTGCTTGCAATGGAAGCAGCAGAGAAATCTGTTCAGGCTCCTATCGTACTTCCACAAGATGTACAGGAACTACAACTTGGTGGAGACGCAGTTATTCGTACTGCAAACCCAGCAGGTGTACGCCGCGTAGAACTCACACTTCCCCAAGGTGCATTTACTGAGCAGACAATACTTAACCAAGAACTTCGTGTTGGTACTCGTTATCCTGAATCACGTACAGGTAACATTGATGCTTCTGTCGTCACTGGACAAGGCGTACAGGCACTTATGGGTGCATTCGATACTCAGGTTAAGTCTGCTCAAGCAATCTTCGCAGCATCATTGCGCGACATTATCAGCCTTTGCTTTGAGGTTGATGAGCGTATGTATCCAGAAGAAAAAACAATTCGCGGTGTAGATTCAGGTTCTCCATATGAAATTACATACAAGCCAGCCAAAGACATCAAGGGTGACTATTCTGCTGATGTTCGCTACGGTATGCTTGCTGGTCTTAACCCAGCGCAAGGTCTTATCTTTATGCTTCAGGCACTTGGAGGAAAACTCATCAGCCGAGATATGGCTATGAGAGAACTTCCATTTACTGTGAACGTAACACAAGAACTTGAGAAGATTGAAATTGAAGATATGCGTGCCGCATTACTTGGTTCGCTTACTGCCTATACACAAGCCATTCCACAAATGGCAACACAGGGTCAGGATGCTTCAGAGGTAGTACGTAAGATTGCTGCGGTTATCAAGGCTCGTCAAAAGGGTCAAGCACTAGAAGACGCAATTGAAGCCACATTCGCTCCGCAGCAGCAAGTTCCTCCTGCTGGGGCACCAGAAATGGTTGAGCAAATGTCCCCTGCTCCCGAAGGCGTTCCAGCAGGAGGCGCTATTGCTCCAGAAGGTCAACCTATGGAAGGCGGACCAGCACCTGATATTCAAACAATTCTTGCAAGTCTAAGCGCTTCAGGAAAAGCAGGCGGAAGAGTCACAACAAGAGTTAGTCAGTAAAAACTAAAGGGGACGTAATGACAACGATTATTGGCGTTGAGTACGCAAATCGCTGTGTTGTTCTTGGCGATTCTCGCGTTGTAGGTGACTCAAAGATTTACTCTCATCCAGATATGGTTAAAGTTGTAACTAACGGAAACTTTATTATTGGAGCAGCAGGAGATGTACGAGCATTGCAAGTTATCTTGCATACTTGGAAGCCACCTGTAGCAGTTGCTAAAGATAAAGATAACCTTTTTCAGTTTATGATTAGTAAGGTTGTTCCATCTTTAAAGCAATTGTTAACTGACTATAATCTTTTAGATACAAAGTCTACAGATAAAGATTTTGAACTGTATGTATTAATAGCATACAACGGCAACATCTTTGAAATTGACAGTGAATTTGCAGTATCTCGTAGCGATGCAGGCTACTACGGTATAGGCACTGGTGGCGATTACGCCCTAGGTGCACTTTATGCAGGTGCTACACCTGAACAAGCAGCAGCAATTGCTGCACTTAATGACAGTAAGACAGCGGAACCATTCATTGTAGAAACTCAGTACAAGAAATGAGTGCAGAGTTCCGCGAAGCAGTTGAAGACGCTTTGCGACTTCTTGTAGATACAGACAGTGAAGGCAAAAATTACATTGCATCAGGTTGGGTTTTAATATCCGAATGGGCAGATTACGAAGGTAACCGCTTTCTTCATACAGAAGTTAGCGAAGCAATGACTCCTTGGAATGCAGCAGGAATGATGCGTTTAGCCGAAGAGTACAACAGTGAACTTGAAGATACTTTCTTAGAAGAAGAGGATGACCAGTGACAACAGCACCTGAGAATAGAGGCGGACTGCGCCCCACTGCACCTCAAAATAATCCTGCAAATGTTTCAGGTACAGGTGGTGCAGGACAGAGTGGAACTCAACCAGCACGCTACATCGCTGGACTTCCATATGGTCAAGGTCAAGCAACAATGAATCAGCAGACTTCTGCTCCTATGGCTGGTAGCCCAAACGTATCTGCAGGTCCTGCGGGTGGTCCAATTGAAGGAATGCTCACACCTATTACGCCTCTTACAGCCCCTACAGAGCGTCCAGACGAGCCACTAACATCTGGTATGGACTTTGGTGCAGGTCCAGGCTCAGAAGCCCTTGCATTGCCACAGGAGCGTAGCCTTTCACAAATTCTTGCTTCTATGTTAGAGGCTGACCCAACAGGAGATGTCAGAGACTTATACGACTTTGTTGTATCCAGAGGTCTTTAATGCCTAAAGATATAACAACGGTAGCCTCTTTATCACCTGGTGTAGCAACAGCGGCTTTGTCTTCTGGTGCAACAAAAAATGAAATTAATCGTCTTGCTGGTTTAGTTGAGATTACTAACCTACATAAGACTCTATCTACACTGCCACAGAACGAGGCATATAACAGATACCAGAGTCTTCCTGATACAACACAAGATGCTTTGTCATCTATGTTTAATCCTAAGTATCTAAAGCAAGATAAAGGATTTTTTAGTAACCTTCTAGGTAACATTAAGAGCGCCGTTTGGTACGGTGGTGGTACAACAAAAGATTTGATTAAGCAAGTTGTATCTTTAAACCCAAGCGGTATTCGCAGTACACTTTTTAAAGCAGGTATTGCTGCTGGAAAGACTATTCTAGAAGAAGAGCCTATCAAAACTCCAGTTGGCAAGGTAGCAGAAGCGCTTGTTCGCCCACAAGAAAAACTTATCAAACAGCCTTACACTGCACAAAAACTTGCAGAAGAAGAAGGTATTGATAGTTGGTCAAACTACGGACGATTCCTACTTGAGGGCGCAAAAGAATTATTGCCTGGTGGACGCGATGCCCGCAGCACTGACAATGCAACAAACTTTATGAAGTATTGGGAACAAGCATCCGATAAGGAAAATGTTTACGATAACTCTGAAGTTGCAAAAATTGACACAATGTTTACACCTGATGTTCAAGCAGTTGGTAAGTTGCTTGCAAGCAAAAAAGATATTGTTGACGCTTTTGATACATATGCTGATAATCCAGCAATTGTTTCACTTATTGCTCGCTATACATCTGGCGATGAAGAGGCTAATAAACTTATTGGCGAAGCAGTTGCGCGATACTCTAAGGCTAAGATTAGCCCAGGAAGAGATATCACCCGTTCTTTAGTTGAACTTTTCCCACACGCAGCAGAGCGTGCCATTCTTGGCGACGGTGCTGCATCAAAGTTCTTTGATTCGATTTCAGGTGGAATTGACCTCACTGTAACATTTGGCTTAGACCCACTGATTCTTGGTGGTAAGGCAAAGCGCAGTTTAGATGCTGCTCGTTTTGGTTTGATTAAACTTGGAGTAGATAGTAACGACCTGCAGAAGGCTTGGCAGCGTGGCGATGTCCAGGGGTACTGGAACAGAGTTGGAAAGTTATTAGATGATTTCCGTAGCGATGATTTCCAAAAGTCAGGCGCAGCCCTTACTCGTATACAGGATAGATACAAAGAACTCTCATACGATGTAATTGATGACCTTGCAAAGGCTGGAGTTCGTGACGCTGAATCAGCACTGAACTACTTTACAGATGGAAAGATAATCAGCGCATTGATGCGTGGTGATGTTGCATATGCTCGTACACCGCTTATCCCTCGTTACACTGTAACTCGTAAGATTAAAGACTCAGTTAAGGACTTGTTTTCTGCCGCCCTTGGAACTAATCGTTTCGAGAATACAGCACAGGGTCTTAATACAGTAGAAGACTTTGCAAAACTAATCGATGCTAACCCACTTGCTTGGGCTAACAAGATTGGTGTAGATGAACTACGCCGAGTTGAGGGTCCTAATGGTGTTGAGATAGTTCAATACACACCTCGTGACCTGAGTGTATCTGCAAGAATTGATAGAGTTGTAAAGCAATTTAGCATTGCTCCTTCTATGGAGCGCATTATCAGCATTAGTGATGATAGTAGCGCTAACCAAATTTACAGACTTGTTCGTGCAACTGGCGTATCTAAGAACGGTGCATCAGATTTCCGTGGTGCTTGGATTAAGGCTGATGAAGGTCAGCGTCTCATTATGTACAAGGGTCTTCTTAAGACAATTGGCTACGGTATGGGTCTTGACCACACTGAAGAGGGTCTAAAGATTCTTGCAAGTATTGATGATTTCTCTAGCGAACTTTACTCAGTTAACCAGAGTGCACTTGATTTAGGTGACTTGGCTGCTGCCATTGGCGTCGTATCTACTAAGGGTGGACAGGTTCCATCTGGAGTTCGTAAGATTGTTCAGGAAGCAACGGATACACTTACTGCAGAGGGTAAGGCTAATCGCCTTCTTGCCTCAGTTGGTAAGGAAATGAATGACCTTGCAGAACAACTTAGAATACTTCGTACAGCAAAGGCTGACGCTAAGGCTTCTGGAGAACTAGAACTTGTCGATGCACTAGATGAGCAACTTAAGATTATCGGCGGACGTTTCTTTAAGGTTAAGAAGTCTTACCTACAACTCAAGAAGACATCTGGCAAAGTAACTGACGAGATTAGTGACACTCGACTTCAAGAAATTGAAGCAGAGAATGCACTTGACCTTGGTAGATTTAATGCTGCTGAGATGAATGGACAGCAATTTGCTATCCGTCAGTATCAACTAAACCAGCAACGCGCCCTACCTCAACTAGATGAGTGGCGTAAATTCGCTGCACGTTCTGGTGTAACCAAGGCAATTATGGGTAAGGTCAGCGATTCTTACACTGCTCGCGTTGTAACAGACGCTTGGTCTTTTGGTAACCTTTTCCCACGTCTTGGTATTCGTACAACTATTGAAGAAGTAGGAATGTACGGAATTATTGCTGGTTCTGAAGGATTTGGTAACTACCTCAAGGGACGTATTGCTTCCCGCGAACTTCGCGCAGCGCAATTGCCTGGTATGAAGACCACAATTATTGGTCAAAAGGAAGTCAGCACACCAAATCTTGGAATTATTTACAACAATCTTTACAAGATTACACGCAAGCATTACTCAAAAGATGAGTTAATTGCTATGGCTGATGACCCAGAGGCACTAGGTGTTGCAGTTGCTAACGCTGTAATTAAGAATCGCTTCAAGCCTTCTTTGTTCCAGACCGCAGCAGGACAACGCTTGTCTGAGTACACTCAGGATTTTGCACGCTTTAACGGTAAGTCAGTTCTTGATGACATCAATGGCTCATCTTATCGCGCAGAGCGTACAGTTTCAGAGGTTGAAGAGACAGCAAATAGCCTAAAGCAGTTTGGTCCATCAATTGCCTACAACGTAGATATCGTAGAGTCAATGAAGGGTCTAAAGTTTGGCAAGGAATTCACTGAGATTGGGTCAACCAACGATAAGTTCCTACTCAACTGGTTTTTTGAACTCAATAACACAGTAGGTAAGCGTAACGGACAATTTGGAAATATCGTCTTGTGGAATATTAACAAGAACGAAGACACAGTTGTTAGCCTACTTCGTGAATATATTGACGGACCTGGAAATGAACTTGCTAAGAAGTTTGCTATTTACGCATCAGAGGGTTCAGAGGGCTTAGCCCGTAGAATTTATGCAGACAGCACATATGCACTTCGTGATTCTGCTGGTCGTATAAACAAGAAGTTAGTTCAGGCTATCCGCGACAAGGGTGGTATGGAAAACTTCACGCTAGATGACCTAGTAAAGTACGATGTTGACTGGGCACGTCCTCGCGCTATCTTAGGAAAAGAAATTATTCCGCTAGGTGCAGGAACACCTGAGCAAGCAATCTATAGAGTTATTAATAATGGCTATGGTTGGGTAGGAAAGCAAATTGCTCTGCTAGACAGAGAACCAATTACGCTTGGAAACTACGTAATGTTCCGTGATGACCTACGACCATATCAGGAATTAATCAAAAAGAACGCTTTAGCCGCAGGTGCCGATGATGCTACTGCTGAAGCAATGGCAAGATTGGCTGCACACGACACAGCGCTAGATGCAGCACGTACAAGAACTCTCGGATATGTTGATAATTCAGATGTTCGTACAAACCTTGCTTTTAATCTTCGTACATTTGGTCGTTATTACAGAGCAACCGAAGACTTCTACCGTCGCGTAGCCAGAATTGGTAAGTATGAGAAGCGTGCACTTGTGCGCCTTGCTATTGCTAACCAGTCTTTTGAGCACTCAGGCTTTGTACACACAGATGACAAGGGTGAGTTGTACTTTACCTATCCAGGAGATGACATTCTCAATGTTGTTCTTGGCGAAACTATACTAAGAGTATTTGGTATGGGTGGCTCACAGCCACTACCAATTAACTTTGGTGGTAAAGTCAAGATGCTTACACCATCACTTGACCCAGAGTCTGCAGCACCCCGTCTTGGTGGACCTTTAGTGTCAATCGCTTTCTCACTCTTTGAGAATCTTCCATACATTGGAGAATATATCAAGGGTGCAGAGGGTGTTGTAACTGGTTCATACAATGTCGATGCTCCTCTATGGCGCAAATTGTTACCTGCTAACGCTCAGCGCCTAGGAGATATCTTCTATGGTGGCTCAGCAACTGCAGATTACCGATTCTCTGCAATCATCCAGGCTATGAAAATGAATATTGCTAACGGCAATGGACCTACTAAGCCATCAGATATTGACAAGTTCCTAAGAGATGCAACCGTCCAAGGAATCAATCTACAGGCTGTCCGCTTTGTAACTGGACTAGGTGCACCTGCATCTGTTCAGTTGTTTGCTACCAAGGATATCCCTAAGGAACTGGTTGACGCTGGAGTATTTAGTTGGGACTCAGAATTCCAGAAGTTTATCAAGCGTCACGAGGGTGACCCAAAGGCTTTTTCTAAGGCATTGGTTGAATTTGCTAGAATCTACCCATCTAAACTGGTATTTACTGTGGCAAAGACAGATGCTGGAACTCAGGCTAACTTCCAAAAGACATACGAAGCAGCAGACTTTGTAAAGAAGAATAAGGAACTTATGCTTGAGCACAAGCAGGGTGCATCATTCTTTATCCCAATTAGCGGCACAAATGACTATGAATCTTATGCCTATCTCAAGGCTCAAGGTTTTGTTAAGAACAAAGTCCTTGAAGATTTCTTGTTAGAGGCTGCTACAGCCAATGCACGTAAGACATACTATGAGGTCTCAGATAGATTCAACGAGAAGATTGCTAATGCACAGAATCCTGTTGAAAAAAGAGCACTACGAACAGACCTTACAAATGCACAGAATGCTTTGAAGGTTGCATATCCTATACTCAAGACATACTTGGGAACACAAGAAGGAACAAAGCAACCAAAGATAGATGCACTAGATGACTTACGTAGCCTTATCTACTCAGGCAAAGCACCTAATGCTAAGTTGTCTGAGGTGTTTTCAGCAATGATTGGTGTCTATGATGCTGGTCAAGTTAACATAAAGAACAATCAAGGCTCAACAGCGATTGCCGAATTCCGCAGAAAAGAAATTAGAGCAGACCTTAAAGACACATTAGTAACAATTGCGAAAGATAATCCAAATGCACAGGCTCTTTATTGGACTATCCTCGACCCATTGATTGGAGAATAAGTTGGGCAAATACGAAGATAAGGATGGCGACGGCTACGTAGCCTGGTATCCAGACGCTAAAAAGCCTAATGAAGCACCAGGTGCTGGAGTTGACAAGTCTGTAATTGATACTAATGATGCTGACGCATCTGTAAACATAGTCTCATCTGGGGCATCTTCTGGTGGTTCAACATCAGGTCAGTATACTGCTGGCGTATATCCAATCTATATTCCTGGAACACCTGATAAGACAACACAGAAGTATGTTGGTTCAGAACTAAAGACTGTAACAGTGCCTGGAACTCCAGGAAGAGTTGAGTACTTAGACCGCAATGGTATCAAGCAGTGGCTCAATAAGAACCTTGATTCTGCAACTATTAAGCGCTATCAGACAGTTCTCAAGGGTCTTAACCTATTGCCAAAGAACTATGTTGTCAATGGAAAGATTGACCTCAAGGGTCAGTTTGCTGGTGCAATCATCCGAGTTATCCAGAATCAACAGGAACGTGGCGTTGATGCTGAAACCCTAGATGAGGGAATCTCTTATCTTAAGTCCGAGTATGCAGGTTCTGCCGCAGGCAATGAGCCTAAACTTCCTAGTGCAAATGTTACATCTCCAGCCGCAGCATTGGCTGACATCCAAGAAGAGTTCTCAACTGTATTTGGTGAAACTGCTCCTAAAGAAGTTATCGTTGCTTACCGTGACGAGTTAAAGAAACTTGAACTGTCTCGTACATCCAAGACCACCAAGATAGGTGGAGTTAATGTTGGAACATACGGGGTATCAGAGCAAGAGCGCAAGAACTTGATGGAAAAGTACATCAAGCAATATGCAGCAGCAAAGATTGCTAAGGCTGAGTTGGGTGACAAGGATGCTATCAACTCTTTACAGAGGGGAACTTTTGATAATGGTCTCAAGATTACACCTGACTCTTTGTATAAGACAGCATTGGATTCAGCACTTGACCCAAATAAGTTAAAGTCAAATCTTGAACTTATTCGCATCCAGGCTAAGACAATTTTCCCAGCACTATCTGACAAGATAGATGCAGGATACACAGTTAAGCAACTACTAAGCCCGTACCTTCAGGCTAGAGCAACTATCCTAGAAGAAGACCCAGACCTTGTTGACATCTCTACATTAAGTGATGTGGCAAGCGATGCAACAAAGGGTCTTAAGAGTTTGTACGATTATCAGATTTCACTTAGGAATGACCCTAAGTGGCGTTACACAAAGAACGCACAGGATTCACTGTCAACTGCGGCATTAAGCCTTGCTGAAACTTTTGGAAAGGTTGGCTAATGGCTAGAAATACAAATATGATGATTGATGGCGAAGGTGGCTTACAATCATTTAGAACCGCAGAGGCAGCAGATAAACTAGCAACTGATATTGCAACGACGCTATCAAAGCCAGCAACTCCAGAAGATACTGCACTGAGTGCTAGAACCTCTTCTCCAAAGCCTGCTGCAAGCACAAAGCCTATTGCTGAAAATATGCCATACAATTCAGCGACTCCAGCAACTACAGTAACAATGCCTTACTCTGGAACAACTACTCCTAGTGTAAGAAACCTAGATACAGTTAATACAACAAGCATTCAGGGCATTAATGCAGCATCAAACGCACCTACTGTTACACCAGTATTTACTTCAACTGGAGATGTATTTAAAGATACTTTAAGCAAACTCCGCGCTGCACGCGGTATTACTCCAGAAAACATCAATGCTCTAGGTCAACTCAATGTTCAGGACTTAACCGAACAACGTGTTGCTGATGCTCAGGCAGTGGCTGCAAAGCCAGTTATGTCTGAAGAGCAAAAGGCAGGCGGTGGAGTTGTCAAGTGGATTGGTGGAGTCAACGGCAAGTACGAAATTGTAATGCCAATTGGTTCACCACTTGTTGGTTCTAAGGCTGCAGGTTGGGAACCAGGACGCAATCGCGTTGATGGAACACCAAGTGCAACAGTAGGTTCTACTGGTGGCGCAACAGGTGGCACAGGAACTGGTGCAACTGGAGGAACTGGTACAGGCGGAACAGGTACTGGCGGTACTGGTACGGGTGGCACTGGGGGTACAGGTGGTACAGGTGGTACTGGCACTGGAGGCACAGGAACTGGAACGGGCTTTAATACTACTGGTTTAAGCACAGAACAGATTGATGCCGTTGCAGGAATTAAAGCATTCTTATCATCACTTGGTATTGGTGACCTATCAGATGCTATAACCAATGCTATTAAACGTGGGTATACAACTGACACAATTAAGTTAATTATGCAAGACCCTAATAGTACAGACCCATTAGCAGTTGCATTTCAAAAGCGTTTTCCTGCAAACAAAGAGCGTCTTGCTGCTGGCAAGCCAGCAATTGATGCAGCAGATTACCTTCGCGCAGAGAAGGCATATGCACAAATCTTTCAGTCCTATGGTGTAAGTAACCTCGCAAAGAATGAACTACTAAGTTCTTTTATTGCAGGAGATGTATCAGCAACTGAGGTATCTGACCGTATTGCACTAGCAATTAACAGAGTGCAAAATGCTGACGCTAACACTAAGGCAATCCTTAAGCGAAACTATCCAGAACTTACAACTGGCGACATTGTTGGTGCAATGCTCAATCCTAAGGATGGACTACCAGCGCTACAGCGTAAGGTACAGATTGCTGAAATCGGCGGAGCCGCTCTTGCTCAGAAGTTAGATACTAGCCTTGCTGGTGGAACAAAGGCTTCAGATGTATTCGGAAATGTAACAACTGGAAGTATGGGTCTAGAAGAACTTGCTTCATTAGGAATTACAAAAGAAGAAGCACAAAAGGGTTATGCACAAGTTGCTGCAATTGCACCTCGTTCAGAGTTCCTATCATCAATTACTGGTGGAGAAGATTATACAAGACTACAAGCAGAGCAAGAAGTTCTTGGTGGACTCGCATCTGCTCGACGTGCTCGTGAGAAGTTAACTGAAACCGAAGTTGGACGTTTCGGTGGCAAAGCAGGAACCATAGGCTCAAGAAGCCTTGGTCAAACAAGAGCAATATAAAAGAATCCTGAGCGGACCGACCAGCCCCGCCAGCGTAAAAGACTGGGAGTAAGAGCCAGACCATTTCCCCGAATGGTATCTGAGGCTTGCGAACTAACTACGAATAGAAGGGTGGCGTTGCTATGAGCAACAACTACTGGGACGACGAAGACGATGACCTAGATACAATCGAAGAAGCACCGATGGATGGAAGCGACTTACTTAAAAAGTTGCGTAAAGCCAAGCGTGCAGATGAGAAGCGTATCAAGGAACTCACTGAGCAACTTGAGGGATTTTCCAAGGCGCAGCGTGAGTCAACTGTCAAGTCAGTACTAGAAAAGAAGGGCGTCAATCTTAAAGCAGCCCGTTTAGTAATGAAGGACTTGGAAGACATTAACGAAGAATCAGTTTCTAACTGGCTCGATGATAATGCTGACTTGTTCGGACTAACGGTTAACGAAGAAGCATCAGGAATATCCCAAGAAGACCGCGCTGCATTACGCAACCAGGACTTGGTTACACAAAATGCTATGACCCCTGACCGAGCAAACGACATTGAATACAGAATGCAACAGGCAACATCTGAAGAAGACATTCTGGCAATTCTTCGCTCACAATAAAAATATCCGTTCATAGTCACTTGGAGGTGACCGCATATGGCTAACGCCTATACATCAACTGGAAGTACCTCTCTCGGAGGTACCGTCGGTGGTGCTGGTCTTGTACAGAAGGCATACGACCGTCTTCTAGAATTCGCTCTCCGCGCCGAACCACTAATTCGTTCAGTCGCAGACAAGACTCCAGCACAGCAATCAATCCCAGGTTCAACTGTAGTTCTACAGAAGTACCAGGACCTAACAGCAGCAACAAGCACACTAACAGAGACAGTTGACCCAGATGCAGTAGCATTGTCAACACCTAACACAGTTACAATTACTCTTAACGAGTACGGTAACTCTGTTCTTGTAACACGTGCGTTGGAACTATTCTCTCTAGCAGATGTAGACCCAGCAATTGCTAACATCATCGCATTCAACCTTGCAGATTCAATCGACCAGGTTGCAATGACAACACTTCGCGGTGGAACAAACGTAATCTACGGTGGTTCAACAGCAACCTCAACAGCAACAATTACTGCTGCTGCAACACTAGACTCAGCAGACATCCGTAAGGCTGTTGCTAAGTTGCGTTCAAACAAGGCTGCATACCGCAAGGGTTCACTCTACTGGGTTGGTATCCACCCAGAAGTATCACACGACCTACGTGCCGAGACAGGCGCAGCAGGATGGCGTGACCCACACAACTACCAGTCAAATGAAAACATTTGGGCTGGTGAGATTGGTGCATACGAAGGTGCATACTTCGTAGAGTCACCACGTTTGTACTCAAGCAAGTCAGGTGCAGACCAGACAGCATTGACAACAACAGCAGTAACAGTTGCAGGAACATCAGCAGGATTCACATTCGGCGTTGCTTCAACATCTGTTATCGCATCTCGCGCTGAAGTTGGCGACAAGATTGCAGGAACAGGTATCGCTTCAGGCGCACTAATCACTGCTATCGCAACATCTGGTTCAACAACAACAATCACTGTAGACGTTGCTAACACAGCAGCAGTTACAGCGACAACAGTTGTAACAGTTACACCAGTAACTCGCGTATTCAATACAATCGTGGCTGGAAAGCAAGCAATGGCTCAGGCTGTTGCTGAGGAACCACACGTTGTTATTGGTAACGTAACAGATAAGTTGATGCGTTTCCGCCCAATGGGTTGGTACGGCGTACTTGGTTTCGCTCGTTACCGTGAGGAAGCACTATATCGCCTAGAAACAGGCTCTTCAATCGCTGCTCTCTAGTAGTTAATTGACGGGTGAGCAGGGTACATATTCGAAAAGTATCCTGCTCATCAGTAAGTTCACTAAGGAGGACTAATGGCTACTTGGCTATTCAAGACACCAACCGTAGAGGAAGGTCCATCTGGTACTGGCTCACGCCTATTTTACTTTTACAAGTTAGATGTAGGCGTTTCTATTGTAAGACAAAACGGAGTTTACTCTCAGCAGAGATACATTCTTGATTCAGACTTACCAAACTTTCAAGAGATATATCAAGGTGGAAGAAACTACGAAGTAAGTGATGCAACAAAGGCAGCATTAATTGCTGGTGGAGTTGGAGTCACAGAGGCAAACTTTACTGAAGTGTAGGGACAAATGAATTTACATCAGAAGCAGAAACACCCTGAGTATGTTGAAGGATGTTTTGGTTGCAAAATAGGAACTCTTGAGTTATCTCCAGGAGATGCTTCAAGACCAATTGCCGATAAGAAGTGGACTGGCGAACTGGAAGCATACAAGGAAGCACGTGCTCAGGGTATGCAGCCAGCAGGTACAACTCATCGGCATATACAAGAGGCGTACCAAGCAAGTGAGGTTCTCAACAAACCTTATAACGCAGACACTATGCCAAAGGCAAAAGATATAAACAAAAAATCGGTAGAGGTACTCAAGGAAGTAGGAGCAATCTAATGAAGATGTCAATGAAAAATAAGATGCACGAAATGGGCGAAGGCAAGAAGGAACGTATGATGGAATACGGTTCACCTAAGGCTGGAATGAAGAAGAAGACAGCCAAGAAGGTTGCTAAAAAAGTCGCTAAGAAGAAGATGAAGTAATTATGCCAATGTCATATGACGAATACCAGAACAAGCGTTCTTGGTTAGTAGATACAGCGGAAACACCGACAGATAAAAAGAATCTGAAAGCAGACCTTGCAAAACTAAAGGCTCAGTATGAAGCACAAAAGGCTAAGCCTACAACACTAACAGGTGCTGCAGCAATTAAGGCAATTCAAGAGCGCACATCTCCTAAGGGAGTAGCGGCAGCAGAGGCTGCAGCAAAGGCTGCTATTGCAAAGAAGTACCCAGGACTAACTATTCCTGAGGTAAAAAAGGGTGGCAAGATGCTAAGTCCAGACTTGGCACGTTCAAAGAATAAGAACTTCGGACGATGAAAAAGACTAAAGTACAGAAAGTAATGGGCGAGTTCAAGCGGGGAACACTTCACTCTGGAAAGGGTGGCAAAGTTGTTAAGAATCCTAAGCAGGCTATCGCTATTGCTCTCTCTGAGGCAGGCAAGTCAAAAGCAAAAAAGACTGTTAAGAAGGCGAAGAAGAAGTAATGCAAAGAGACCCTAGACTAAAGCGAGCAGGAGTGGCAGGTTTTAACAAGCCTAAGCGCACACCAAGTCATCCAACAAAGTCACACGTTGTTGTGGCTAAAGAAGGCGATAAGGTTAAAACTATTCGCTTTGGTCAACAGGGTGTCACTGGAGATAGGCAGCCTACTGCCCGTCAAAAGTCCTTCAAGGCTCGTCACGCAAAGAACATTGCTAAAGGAAAGATGTCAGCAGCCTACTGGGCAGACAAGGTGAAGTGGTGAAAAAGAAAGCATTCTGGGACAAGAAGAATCCTAATAAGAAATCAACACCTTTGACTGCATCACAAAAGGCTAAGGCAAAGGCTAGAGCAAAAGCAGCGGGACGTCCATACCCTAACTTGGTAGACAACGCAGCAGTTAAACGAAAGGCTAAATAATGGCAAGCATTCCTGGTTTATCGTTCTGTGCTGAACTTAATCGTTTGGCTAATGGTGGAGATTATCCACTGATGACAGTATTTAAAGAGTCACAAGGTGCTGCTAATGCCTGGGCTGGAACAGAGGGTAAGGGTTTAATTGCAGCCCTTAACTACAAGGCTGATGCAAACCGTCAACCTAATAACTTTAAGAACCTTAACGCTATCTGCAATGAACTAGCGTCTACTACTGGACTATCTGCTCTTGCAGCATTAAGGACTATCTAATGCCAACACTTGAAAGTATGATTGATGAAGTGCTTATCAATCTTGCAGGTTATACATACCAGCAGGATAGAGCCACTTACATCACAGAAAATGTTACAGATGATGCCTCAACTATTGCTAACCCAATTATCCTACAGTTAGCATCTACTGACAACATCGGTAAGGGAACAATTGAAATCGACGAAGAACTCGTCTGGCTAGACTCCTTTGACCGCGTATCTAATACAGCAACCGTTCCACCTTGGGGACGTGGCTACCTAGGTACCACAATTGCAGAACACACCGCTGGGGCTAAGGTTACTATCACTCCAACCTTCCCACGTTATGTAATCAAGAAAGCAATCAACGATACTATCGCAGCCTTTGGCTCTACTATCTTTGCAGTCAAGACTACAACATTTGTTTTCAATGCAGCACAGACTACCTACGCATTTAACAACTTGAACATCCACAACATCTTGACCATTATGTGGCAAGACATTGGACCTTCAGAAGAATGGTTCCCAATCCGTCACTGGTCTTGGGACTCATTGGCATCTACTACAGCATTTGGTGCTGGAGCACAGACAGTAACAATTGGTGACTTTGTTCAACCAGGTCGTACAGTCAAGGTTGTATATGCAACTGACCCAGAACCATTTACTAGCAACTCAGAAGACTTTGCAACTCAGACAGGACTACCAAACTCCGTTCGAGATGTTGCAATCCTTGGCGCTTCATACCGCCTACTAACATATTTGGACCCTGCTCGTGCTGCACAAGTTAGCCCACAGGCTGATGAGACAGATAGTAAGCGTCCATTCGGTGCATCACAAACTGCTACAAAGCAACTGTACGCACTCTATACACAACGCTTGAACGAAGAAACAGCAAGACAGCAAGCCCAGTATCCAATCCGCGTTCACTACAGCCGATAGGTAATTAAATGACAACAAGAAAATATTCCTCACGCTCACAGCAAACTACGCTAGCAGCGGGTATTACAGACACAGCAACAAGTTGTACTGTCGTATCTGGTTCAGCGTTACTTGGTGGAGCAACCGTCCCCGCTGGTACAACATTTACTGTTGTCATTGACCCAGATACAGCGCTTGAAGAAATTGTAGACGTCACGGTTGTTAGTACTAACGTATTAACAATTGTCCGTGGTGTTGAGAATGCTGGTACTGGACAGGCTCACTCCGCTGGTGCTGCTGTTCGCCATATGGCAATCGGTCGTGATTTCCGCGAAGCCAACCTTCACATTGAAGCAACTGGTGGATACAATGATGGTACTGGCGCTCACACAATGCACGGTATCGCAGCAGGCGAAGGCGACGTTGTAGGTACACTTAAGACTCAGACTCTTACTAACAAGACTTTAACAGCACCTACTATTACTAACCCTAGCATCTCTGGTGCTGGTGTAGATGCAAGCATTGTTTTTGAAGGTGCTACTGCAGATGCGTACGAGACTACGCTCACAGTAACAGACCCAACTCAAGATAATACAATTACCCTACCTAATACAACTGGTACAGTAGTAATTGCTAACGCAGCCCAGACTTTGACTAACAAGACTATTGATATGACTGGTGTAACACTTACTGGTCTTTCATCTGCTGGTATGTCAACTTCTTCTGCTACACCAAAGTCATACGTAGATAGCATCTTAGGCTCTGCAACTTCTGCAGCAACAAGTGCTGCATCTGCAGCCACTAGCGCAGCATCTGCTGCTACATCGGCTGGAAGTGCAGAAACATCAGCAATTGCATCAGCAGCATCTGCAACTACCTCAGCAAGTTCAGCAACAGCAGCAGCAACTAGTGCTACCTCAGCAGCAGCCTCAGCCACAGCAGCGGCTACATCAGCCACATCTGCTGCAGCAAGTGCAACGACTGCTGCTAACTCAGTAGCAACAATTGCAGGCTATGCAAGTGCAGCAGCAACATCAGCAACGAGTGCGTCTAACAGTGCTACCGCTGCTGCAACATCTGCTACATCGGCTGCAGCCAGCGCAACCGCTGCTGCAACTAGCGCAACATCTGCTCAGACATTTGCAACCAATGCTTCAACTTCTGCAACCTCTGCTGCTAACTCAGCAACGGCTGCAGCAACATCAGCCACTAGCGCAGCAGCATCAGCAACAGCGGCTGCCACATCTGCTACAAGCGCAGCAGCAAGTGCTGCCTCGGCTGCAGCAGCAGTTGCATCATCATTTGATGCTAAGGGAGACCTACTGGTGGGTACAGGGCTAGATGCCTTTAGCCCACTGACAGTTGCAGCAACTAATGGATACGTTCTCAGCGTAAACTCAGCAACTGCTACAGGACTTGAATGGACTGCAGCAAACCCTGGAGACATTACAGCAGTTACTGCTGGAACTGGTCTTACAGGTGGAGGAACCTCTGGCGCTGTAACGGTGCAACTTGACACAACAAGTGTCTATGTGGTACCATCACAGTCGGGACAGTCAGGTAAGTATCTAACTACAAATGGAACTGTATCATCTTGGGGAGTGGTAGATGCTCTACCTTCTCAGACAGGTAATTCAGGCAAGTATTTAACAACCAACGGCTCAACTGCAAGTTGGGCATCAATCGTAACCGACCCTACACCGTCAGTATTTATGCTGATGGGTGCCTAAGCAAAGGATATAAACAATGGCAAAGAAAGTACTTGGGCAAGTAAACCCATCTGCAACAACACTTACAACTCTCTACACTGTTCCTTCTGCGAAGGAAGCGGTAGTCTCATCTATCTCAGTTGCTAACCTAACATCAACTGCTGCTACATTTAGACTAGCAGTACGTCCAGCAGGTGCATCAATTGAGAACAAGCACTACATTGGATATGACATTACAGTCGGAGCATCTGACTCAACAATCATTACAGTAGGTTTAACACTTGCAACAACAGATGTACTATCAGTCTACGCTTCTACAGCAAACGTTGCTTTCCAGGCGTTTGGAGACGAGGCTTCGGTCTAATGTCAATCTCTAGTCTTAAGACTGGTACCGTATCTCCATCTAGTTTACTGGCTGGCAATACTGCTTATAATCCAATCAAGGCGACTGGTGGAACAATAACCCTTTCAGGTGGCTATGTGTATCACACATTCACCTCATCTGGAACATTTGGTCCATTACAGTCATTGACCACTGACATACTTGTTGTTTCAGGTGGCGGTGGCGGAAACCTTAATGGTCGCATCGGTGCAGGTGGTGGAGGTGGAGCACTTCTATATACAGAATCTTTATCTTTTTCAACTAACCAAACAGTAACAATTGGTGGTGGCGGTTCTGCTGCAGGTGACGGTAATGGTGGTAGCGGTTCAGCATCAAGCGTAGGTTCAAATTCTGTTTCTGTTACAAACGGCGCAGTCTTTAATAACTATGAAGGTGATGGCGGTAACTCTAAAAAGGTTATCAATGGAACAACTACTAACTACACTGGTGGTCCAAAAGGCGCCTACAATGGAACTTATCGTTTAGGTGGAGCAGGAGCATCTGCTGCTGCAAATGGAGTCACAAACAATCCACCGACAGGTGCTAATGGTAATAACTCTTACTCATCTTGGGCAAGCGCAACAAGCACTGGCGCTGACAGCGGTTACTACGCTGGCGGTGGCGGTGGTGGCTACGAATACAATGGCACTATTGCTAAGGTCGCTGGCGGTTTAGGCGGTGGAGGTAAGGGTGGCGCTGGTATAGATAACAGAGATGCCGAAGCAGGAACTGCAAACACAGGTGGCGGTGGTGGTGGTTGTGGTGGTATGGGTGGAGTTATTGGTGGCACCTCAGCAGCAGGTGGTTCAGGCATAGTAATTATTAGATACGCAGCATAAGGAGTAACAATGGCTATTAGAAGTCTTAAGACTGGAGCGTTCAGTCGCAGTCTCCTTGTTGGTAATTCCGCTTACATCCCAACTATTTCTGTTGACTACCTTGTAGTAGCAGGCGGAGCGGGTGGCTCTTATAGAATGTCTGGTGGCGGTGGAGCGGGAGGTTTGCGCTCAACTGTAACCGCTACTGGCGGAGGCGGTTCTTTAGAATCTGCTATATCTTTAATTCTTGGTACTTCTTATACAGTAACTGTAGGAGCAGGTGGTACTGCTGGAACTTCTGGAAGTGCAGAAGGAACAAATGGTTCTAACTCTGTAATCTCTACAATAACTTCAACTGGTGGTGGACATCCTGGTGCTGATGGTGGTGGAAGTCCAACAGTAGGTGGCTCAGGTGGTGGTGGAGATATTTACTCCGCAGGAGCAGCAGGTACTGCTAATCAAGGTTACGCTGGTGGACGTGGTAATACACCTTATAGTACTGGCGGTGGTGGCGGTGCAGGCGCAGTTGGTACTGCGGGAAGCGGAACTGTAAGCGGTAACGGTGGCGCAGGTGTTGCTGTTTCTATTACTGGTTCTTCTGTAACCTATGCAGGTGGTGGCGGTGCTGGTGGTGCAAATAACTCAACTAGTTCACGCGGCACTGGAGGTTCAGGTGGCGGTGGAGATGGTGGTTATGGTTCTACTGCTGGAGCAAATGGTTCTGCCAATACAGGAGGCGGTGCTGGTGGCGGTGGAGGAACTGGCGGAGGTTCTAGCCCTTGGGGTGCTGGAGGAACTGGCGGTTCTGGTGTTGTAATACTTAGAACTACACAAGCGGCAACTGCAACTACGGGAAGTCCTACTTATACTACATCAGGTTCTTATCATATTTATAAATTTACTGGAAGCGGGAGTATTACTTACTAATGGCTGTTATCAGTATTAAAAACAAAACTAAAAGTGGCTCACTGCTTAATGGTAATGCTCCTTATATTCCTAATGATTATGAGTCTATTGCTACTGCAGTCGGTACTGGTTCTAGCGGAACTATTACATTTACTTCTATCCCTAGTACTTATGCACATTTACAAGTTCGTTATCTTGGAAGAAACGCTCGTGCTGTAACTGGCGATACATTAAGAATGACATTTAATGGCGACTCTGGTAGCAACTATTCTTATCACGCTTTATACGGAGATGGAGCATCCCCTTCTGCTTTTGGTGGAACATCTTTAGCATATGCTCCAGTTGGATATGTAACAGGTTCATCTGCTGCTGCAAATATTATGGGGGTTGGAGTTATTGATATTTTAGATTATGCAAATACAAATAAATATAAAACAAGTCGTTGTTTAACTGGTGAAGATTTTAATGGTTCTGGCGATATTGCTTTATTTTCTGGTTTATGGATGAGTACATCTGCTATTAACTCAATTACAATCGTTGGTGGTACTGGTGCAAACTTTACAAGCACAACACAATTTGCGCTTTATGGAATCAAGGGGTAACAAATGGCACAGACATACGAACCAATTGCTACTACAACGCTTACAACTGCAGGTAATACTGTTACATTTTCAAGCATTACTGGAACTTATACAGATTTAATCTTGCAAGTTAATAATCAAATGTCAGGCGCATCTGGATTTAAGTTAAGATTTAATTCTGACTCTGGCAGTAATTACTCTGAGACATACATATCTGGATATGCTGGTAGCGCTTACAGCGGACGCATAACAAATGGTTCAAGCATTACAAATAACCTAGTTTATGGAGACTCAGTTACTGCAAATGTATTTACTCCAAATATAATTCAAATTCAAAATTATAGTAATACAACTACTTATAAAACTGCATTATGGCGTTATGGTTCAGTTTTATCCGCAGGCGGTACAACAGGAGATATTACTGGAATTATCGGATTATGGCGTTCAACGTCTGCAATAACATCAATTGAAATTACACCTTGGAATGCAGTTAATTTTAACAGTGGCTCAACCTTTACTCTTTATGGAATTAAGGCGGCATAATGGCTAACACATTTATTAAGATTGCATCCGTTACCGTAGGTTCAGGTGGGGCTTCGTCTATTGACTTTACTTCTATCCCTAGTACTTACACAGATTTATGCCTAAAGGTATCAATTAGAGACTCAGGCGGTGGAGTAACAAACAACATTATTCTTGCGGTCAATGGGGTAACTACATCTCAAAGCGTTAGACAACTGGGTGGCACTGGCTCATCAACTTATTCCACAAATGACACTCCAATTTATGCTTATGGTGCAGTATCAGGTGGAGCAACATCTAACACATTCTCTAATTGTGAGTTTTACATCCCAAATTATGCTTCAAGCACAGCAAACAAATCTGTTTTAATGGATTTTGTAACAGAAAACAATGCGACAGCAGGTTATGCAACCTTATCTGTTGGACTTTATGCTTCTAATACAGCAATTACAAGTCTTAAAATAAATCCTAATGGCACTACTTTTAACCAATACTCAACAGCAACTCTCTACGGTATCAAGAACTCATAAGGAGAAACAATGACAACAGCAATTGAAGTAAACTGCGAAACAGGGGAAGTCATTGAACGCCCTTTAACAGCAGAAGAACTAGCACAACGCGAGGCAGATGCAGCAGCATATGCTGTAGAACTAGCAGAGCGTGAAGCAACAGAAGCAGCAGCACAGGCTGCTAAGGAATCAGCACAGGCTAAGTTAGCAGCCCTTGGATTAACCACCGAGGAAATTGCTGCACTATCTAAGTGAGGGATGAGATGGCACACTTTGCACAACTAGATGAGAACAACCTAGTCACACAGGTAATCGTTGTGGCTAACGAAGAACTACTTCTTGATGGGGTAGAGAATGAAACTAAGGGCATTATGTTCTGCAAGTCTCTACTAGGCGAGGATACCCGCTGGGTTCAAACATCTTACAACGGCAACATCCGTAAGAACTATGCTGGCATTGGGTATACCTATGACCCAGTTGCTGACCACTTCTTTGCACCTCAGCCATATCCTTCTTGGACTTTGGACACTGATGCTAAGTGGCAGCCTCCTGTACCATTTCCTACAGAGACTGGAAAGTTCTTTACTTGGGACGAGCCAAGTCTATCTTGGGTTGAAGTAATACTACCAACAGAATAATAGAAGCGGGGACGCAATGGCTAAAGTAAACAAGGGAACAGTAGCACTAGGCTGGTGTGACAACGGCAATACAGATGGCAAGTTCACAGAGGGTATGGTTTCCATCGCCCTCCAGGCTCCTGCTAATGGTATTGAGATTACACACAGTATGCGAGTGCAAGGTAACCAAATCGGAAGACAACGCCAAGTACTCTTTGATTACTGGGCAGACCAGATTAAAACTGATTGGCTCTTATGGGTTGACTCAGACATCGTAATGGATATCCACGTACTGACCAAAGTATGGGACGCAGCAGACAAGATTGGTAAGCCAGTAGTAACTGGTACTTACTTCATCTCTAAGCAAAACGAAGGCACACTAGCCCAACCGTTTCCTGCGCTGTTCCATAACGTAGATGAGCACACGCTACGTCACGTTCATCCGCTACCAAACAATCAGGTAATACCAGTTGACTCGGCAGGATTAGGTTTCACCCTAATGCATAAGTCAATCATTCCGATTATGCGAGAGAAGTACCCAGACCAATCCTTGTTTGCAGAGCAAGAAGGCATTGGCGATAAGTTTGTAGGAGAAGACATTGTATTCTTCCGCAAACTTAAAGATGCAGGAATTCCACTACACGCACACACAGGTGCGTTAGTAAGACATATGAAACGATTCTCATTAGATGCTGATTACTACAGCCTCTACTGGAGTTGGCAAACATTAAAGAACCAAATAGAGCAAGATAAACCTTAAGGAGTCTAAGTGGCTGGTCGTGATATTACCGAAGGTCGTCCAACGCGAGCCATCGCAACTGATATTGGTATCGTCTCCGACGGTGCAGTATGGCAGAATACGGACATCAATTACGATGTAGCAATTGGTGGATTACCATTCATCTATGCTATTAGTGATTCACGACCATACATTAGACAGACAGCACCATTTCGTAAAGACCAGTTTGACAACCAGACAGAACCAGGAGAGCAATCTCTAACTGGCTGGTGGATTAGAAGTCAATCATCCTTCCACGGTGGTACAGGTATTGTCTACTTTGACCCACAAACATCTGACCCATTCGGTCACTATCGCTTTGCAGACAGCAAGGGTGTGGATGTATTCAAGCAGGGTGAAGTAACTCTACTTAACAACGTAGCACCAGAGCACATTACTACTGGTCGAGTGCGTTCTAATGGTCAGCCATTTCAATCTACTCGTTCTATCAAGTGGAACAATACTGCTGGCGTTTTACTATGGGATGAGTATGACGTTGACAAGATTGATTCAACTGGTGCGGTAACCCACTTTATTGATTACAACGCAGGCACCGATAGTGCCGTCTATGGAATCTGTGATGATGGTACAACTGCATACTGGATTACCAATACATCAACCAAGAAGACTGTCTACAAGAAGCCTTTGACTGGAACCTCTGCATCTACTGCGGATGTTACTTTAATGTTTGATGAGATTGGAACAATTGCTAACGCAACAATGGAGTACGTCAAAGAGCGTATTGTTATGTGTGCTGACAACAAGGTGTATGAGTTCTCATCATCTGCAGTGGCTATGCCATCTGCTGTCTATACACATCCATCTTCTAGTCACGTATTTACATCTGTGTCAGCATCTGGCTCTGCCATCTATGTTGCTGGATACAACGGCATTCAGTCAACAATTATTAAGTTTACACTCTCTACTGCTGGAGTTATGCCAACCCTTACATCAGCCGTAGTTGCAGCAGAACTACCAGTGGGCGAGATTTGCCACAAGATTTATTACTACCTGGGTTTTATGATGATTGGAACCAATAAGGGAATCCGAGCAGCAACAGTCTCAGATGTAGATGGTTCAATCAACTACGGTCCACTGATTGTGGAAACATCACAACCTTGCTATGACTTTGCAGCACGTGACCGCTTTGTATGGTGTGCCACCTCTGTAGATGGCGAGCCTGGAGTTATCCGTATTGACCTGGGAACAGAACTAGAGCCACTGCGCTTTGCTTACGCAAACGATGTTTATTACCCAGGGGTAGAAAACCATATTACAACTAGTTGTGCATTTGTCAATGGCACAGAGCAGTTAGCATTTACTACATCTGCTACCTCTGCAGGTACCATTGTTAACAAGGCATTGACAAGCAATGTGGCAACGCTGACTACAAGTGCAGCGCATAACTTAGCGATAGGTGACTCCATCTGGGTGGAGGGTGTAGATTCTACATTTAATGGTGAACACACAGTTACAACTGTGCCTAGTACCACCACATTTACATACGCCAAGACCGCATCCAACGTAGCATCTACTGCAGTCTCATCTGCTTCAGCAATTGTTTCATTGACTGGCAGTATCTACTTTGAGAATATGTCAGAACTTGCTCCTACTGGCTATCTCACCACAGGAAACATTCGTTATAACACTCTTGAGAAGAAGAACTTCAAGCGTCTCCTAGGACGCGGTGACTTTACCTACGGTTCTATGACACTAGATACAGTCGATGAGGCTGGCACAGAGTATGACGTTATCTCTTATGACTCATCAGTAGGTGCACCTGAGGTAACCACATCATCTCCTGCAGTTGCACAAGAGTACTTGGCTTATAAGTTTATTATGTACAGAGATGGGACAGACCCAAGCAAGGGTCCATTGTTTAAGGGTTATCAAGCAAAGGCAACTATTGCTACTCCACGTCAGCGTGTGGTGCAGTTCCCTGTCTATTGCTATGACATTGAGACAGACCGCTATAACGTACTTCTTGGATACGAAGGCAGAGCCTTTGACAAGATTCGTTTACTTGAAGACATCGAAGGCAACGGAGATGTCGTGACTTGGCAAGACCTAACAACTGGTGAATCTCGTCAGGCTGTTATCGAGCAAGTTACATTCACCCGCTTGACCCCACCAGATAAGCGCTTTGATGGCTTCGGTGGCGTACTACAAATCACTATCCGAACCGTATAACTCTTAGGAGCGCAATCAATGACCGCAGCAAACTGGGCTGGGCTAATCGTATCTGTAATCGCAATCGTGTCAGCATTTGCTGGTTCGGTAAGATGGTTAGTTAAGCATTACCTTTATGAATTAAAACCTAACTCAGGCTCTAGCCTAAAGGATTCGGTCATTAGACTAGAAGAAAAAGTAGAGATTCTCTACCAGATGATGTTACAAAGAGGGAAGAATGAATGAAGCCTGTTGCCAAGAAAGCCACACCTGCCGCTATTGCTGTCCTTCGACAAGCCACCAAGATAGCGCCATCTCGTATGAAAGCATCCGATGGACTTCTGCCGTCGAAAGCACATCTGGCACAGAACCCCAGCAGCGACCATAACACTGGCTACGCCGTCGACCTAACAGATGACCCAGCCCGTGGCATTGACTGTGCTGACATCTATAAGAAGTTGCAGTCAGACAAGCGAGTTAAGTACCTGATTTTCAAGGGAAAGATTTGGTCTGCCAAGAAGGGTGAACTCAAATACGATGGAGTAAACCAGCACAATAAGCATTTACATATATCAATCAATGACTCCTGTGGGGATGACACATCTCCTTGGTTTCCTTGGTTAGACAAGCCTAAGTTCTCTACTGCTGACCAAGCCAGGTTAGTGGCATCTAAACTAAAGCCCCTACCAAAAAAGAAGAAAGAGAAGAAATGAAAAAACTCATCGATAAGTTTCTAACCCCAAAGGATGTAGCGGCAATCAAGTCCTACGTCCGAGCAGTACTAGCATCAGGTGTAACAATGGGTATCGCCCTACTCACAGATATGAAGCCAGAGTACGCAGTCCTCATCGGCGCATTGGCTGGACCATTGGCTAAATGGGCAGACAAGAACGAAAAGGCATTCGGACGCGGCTCCAAAGAATAGCCTTTAGAAGCCTTCCAAGGCGGTTTTAAGACACTTAGACCCTCAGGTCATAGGATTACCTATGGCTTGGGGGTCTTTTTGTCATTTCTGGAGGGTCTTGGGCGTGTCGCTAATTTGCGGTCAGGTTAATTGTGTGTATAATTTATTTATTAATTATTAATTATAATTAATATAAGGCGCGAAGCGCCGATATTATATATATAATTATATATAATAATAACTAAATAGATTTACATAGTTCTCCCTTATCGAGTACCCTCCTGTCCTCTAAGGGAGGACTATGTAACAACTTTAAGACAGGAGAAGTCAATGATAAAATTGGATAGTTATGAACTACCAGCACACATTAGTTATTCTGCTTTCACTACTTACCTCACTTGTGGGTATCAGTACTACCTTGGCAGGCTACTACAAGTCCCAGAGGAACCATCCATCTGGTCAGCAGGAGGACGAGCATTCCACCTAGCAGCAGAGTTGTACGACTATGACAATTAACCCATTATGGGAACAAGCGTGGCGCAAGGAGACCGAAGGTCTTGACTTCACCACAGCACGAGTAGCAGGACGAGCAACCAAACTCAACCCTAATAAGGAAGATGCTACTTGGTGGTACGAACAAGGTTCCATATGGACTGATAACTACATCCTATGGCGCAAGAACAATCCTAACTGGAAACTTTGGACAACACCTCAAGGTGCCAAGGCTATCGAGTTAGAGTTAAACCCAGTCATTGCTGGAGTACCAGTGAAGATGTTCATTGACAGAATCTTTGAGGTTGACGGTAAGTTAGTTATCGTTGACTTGAAGACCTCTCGTGCACGTCCTCAATCTGACCTACAGTTAGGCTTCTACAAAATAGGAGTCGAGATGATGTTGGGTGTTGAAGTCAATCTAGGAAACTACTGGATGTCTCGTGAGTCGGGGACAGGAGAGATGATTGACCTAAGTAGATATACCAAGGACACACTTGAATACTTTGTTGATGGCTTTGACAAAGCACGAAAGGCTGGTATATTTCTACCGAACCTACAATCGTGTAATTTCTGTGGACTCACAGAACATTGCCAATTCACTAAGGACAAATAAATGCACAAAGTAAATACGCTAACCGCACAGGATGTGTTGGTTGCACTAGAGATGAAAATCATCTCACAAGATGAAGCAAGGGAAGCACTAGGTTTTCCTAGCCTTAAAAAGGAGGACAAGTAATGGCAGAAGATTGGAAGTTACAGGTCTCTTACAAGACCAATGGCGGGGATATGGTAAATGTTCGCGCTAACACTGCAGATGAACTTAGCGTATTGCTAGAAGGAATCTCTGATTACTCAACACAGATTGCAGCAACAGGAAGAATGCTCAACGGTGCAGGTGTGGCAGCCCCTTTGGGGACGCCTACTTCAACTCCCGCGCAGCCAGCCTCTCCTACCTTCGTAACCGCCCCGACAGCGGAAGCATCAGGTACCACTCCAACGTGTCTTCACGGGGAGCGAAAGTTCCTATCGGGAATCTCGAAGAAGAACGGCAAGCCGTATCGGATGTGGGTTTGTCAGCAACCACAAGACCAAGGGCAATGCTCACCAGTCAATGGTTAGACATTGACGTAAACTAAAATTGGTAGAGGGGTATTTATTAGGGGAAGATATTTACCCCTCTTCCAACCTAAGACAGGGGATACAAATGGAAAAGACAATTAAGTATTTATTACAAGAAGCGTACGTCAATGGTTACAACGATGCACGCGAGTCAATGGCACAAGAAGTTGAAAGTCGTAAAATTACTTGGGCTAAATTTAGCGATGGTATTCCACTTCATAGCAACTGTTGGAAATGTAATACGGAACCCTTAACATCAGTTTGCGATAGTGCTAGAGAATCTTGGGGAGAGTTTGTTTCTAAAAGTATAGCAGAACAAATAAGAGGTAAGAAGTGAGAACCCTTGTACGCTCAGTAGGAAGAGCAGACATTGGTGGCGAACCGTTGCCCTCTGTATTCCGAGCATTCGATAACAACAAAATAATTCTACGCAGAGCAGAAGTCTCTATGTTGGCAGGTACCCCAGGTGTGGGAAAGTCCACTCTGGCACTGGCTTTAGCCCTCAAGATGAAGGTGCCTTGCCTATATATCTCAGCAGATACCAACGCTCACACTATGGCTATGCGACTTGCATCAATGATTAGCGGTAAGAATCAGACTGATGTTGAAACACTAATGAACAATGACTACGGCTGGACTAAGGCAACTCTTTCACGAGGTGCACACATTGTCTGGTCATTTGAATCTTCACCTACTCTACAAGATATAGACGAGGAAGTTCAAGCCTTTGAAGAGTTGTGGGGTTGTCCACCTACTGCAATCTTTGTTGATAACTTAATGGACATTGCCACCGATGGTGGCGAAGAGTTCGCATCTATGCGTGCGATTATGAAGGAGTTGAAGTTCCTTGCTCGTGACACTAACGCTGCTATTATTATACTCCATCATACTTCTGAGGCTGTTCCAGGTAACCCTTGCCAACCTCGAAGCGCCCTTCAAGGTAAAGTTGCGCAGTTACCTGCTCTTATCTGCACACTTGGTGTTGTCGGTACATCTATGGCTATAGCACCTGTAAAGAATAGATACGGAAGAGCAGATGCAAACGGGGATTTACTAGCGTGGCTAGCATTTAACCCTGAGTATATGTTTATGGACGACATCCCAGAAAACTCATAGGAGAATAATGATACGAGAAGAAGAAGACGATATGACGCAAGAGATGCGTGCCTTTGTCTTGCTTGAAATTAAGCGAGAGACTGCTAAGTTAATCGAAAAGATTGAAGCAGCAAAGGTACCAGTCACTGATGAGTGGACTGACGGTCTGAACGCTGGATTAGCGTGGGCTGTTCGTATCCTAAGCAAGGATAAGAGTGCTTCTTAAGTGGCTTCGCAATCACGCAAACATAGGGGATATCGTAGTCAAAAAGTACTGGCTAATTATCTGGTTGACAATGGTTTCCCTTTTGCTGAGAGTACTGGTGCTGGTCGCAGTGGTAGTGATGTTACTGGGACTGTGGGTATTGATTGGGAAGTAAAGGCAAGAACAGGATTTAATCCTAGTGCTGCTATACAGCAACTCAAGGATAGGGCAAACGATAAAGACCTTGGTATCGTTGTGCTACGATTGAATGGTCAAGGTGAAAAGAGTGTATCCGATTGGGTATGCTTACTTAGACTGGAGGATGCAGTGAAACTATTAAGAGATGCGGGATATGGTGATAAGAATTGACAGCGACCTTCCGCCAATCGCGGACATACTCAGACACTACGGTGCGAGTCTTAGACAAACACACGGGCAAGTTAATCTCAAGTGTCCGTTTCATTCAGACACACACCAGTCAGGAAGTGCCAACCTTGACAAGAACATCTTCATTTGTTTCGCCTGTGGTGTCCAAGGAAACAGTATTCAAATTATTGTCAGACAAGAGGGGATGAGTTTCTATGAAGCAAAGCGTTTTGCAGAAGGAATTACTGGGGAAAGCAGCAGCAGAGTACGCGGAAAACATTTATCAGGCGGAAGATTACCTAAGAAGCAGGGGAATTCCTCTAGAGGTAGCACGTCTGGCGTCATTAGGCGTAGTCGCGGAGCCTGAGACAGGACACGAAGCATTCAAGGGTAGGTTATCTATCCCTTACATTACCAAGACTGGTGTAGTTGATTTAAGATTTAGAAGTCTGAACCCTGCAGTTGAACCAAAGTATATGGGTATGACTGGGGCTGAAACTAAGATGTACAATGTACTAGATGTGGAGAGAGCCAGTGACTTTATTGGAGTTTGTGAAGGCGAGTTGGACACCCTTACTCTTTCTGCTTGCGTTGGGATTCCTTGTGTTGGAGTACCAGGTGCGAACAGTTGGAAGAAGCACTACACACGATTGCTGGCGGACTTTGAAAGGGTCTTTGTATTCGCAGATGGGGACCAACCAGGGACAGAATTCGCCCGCAGTCTTGCCAGAGAACTACCAGTTACTATCATTCAACTACCCGACGGACACGATGTTAATTCAATGTTCGTGCAAGAAGGTGTTGACTACTTCAATCAAAAGATGGGTGTAAATGAGCATTGATGACGAGCCTCCCCACAATTATTGCAATGAATGTAATGTGACATTCCCTGATTCGTTTGCCTTGATAGACCATATGTTGGCAGATGATGAAGAGTTTGACCCTTACTACCTGTTGCCCTCTGGATTTAAACTTATGCTAGGGTCAATGCTGAGGTTCTTGTTCGACAATGCAGACGACCCTGACCAGATTAAACTGATAACTCAGTCTACTTATGTTACACTATTTGCTAGTGAGAATGGTTACGACCTAGTAGATGAGTTAGTTGAGGATATGATTGTGAAGTCTGCACTTCAAGACTTTGACCGAGACTTACAGAAATTACTAGCGGAGGAACCAGATGACAACGAAGGCGGAGCGTGAAGAGATATGGCAGATTATTCATTACCTGAGCAATTTAGGTTTAAACGTAATAAAGACGGAGACGCAGGGGACTATATTAATGGTTTCGCTAGCCATTCCGCTGTTGCACGCGAACTCCACCTCGAAGTAAATCTTGCAAACATAACAAAAGAATTATCTGAACTGCTTGTATCCAAGCATAAAGATTACGGTCCGAAGAATATCTCACAGGCACCAGGCGGTGCAATCAATGGCTTGCGTGTACGTATGCACGATAAGTTAGCCCGCATTAATAATTTGATTGACAGTGGCGCAAGCCCTGAGCACGAATCTCTTGAGGATTCCTTCAAGGATATGGCTAACTATGCAATCATTGGGTTGCTAGTATTAAGGGGTAAGTGGGACGAATGAAAGAACAGGAGTTGTTCGACTGGCTCAAAGAAGAACATTTCCCAGACTTAGTACATTCTCCAGAACTCTTTGACGGCTTTGACTGCATCACAGATATGTATAAGATGTTCATCGAACTTAAATCACGCAACACACATTACGATACGTTGTTGCTTGAGAAGAAGAAGTATGACTTTCTTGTTACTAAGTCTGCTGAACTTGGGTTAACACCCTATTACATTAACTATACACCTGAGGGTGTGTGGTCTTTCCGCCTTGACTTGATGGACAATCTTGTGTGGGAAGATAAGTGGTTGCCAGTTACAACTGAGTTTGCTAACAAGAACAAGATGATGAAGCCTGTCACCTTCCTTAAGATAGTGGATGGGACAAAGATTAAATGATTGAGTGGTCAAGGATAGAACGCTGGCAGTACATCATTGATGCTGTTGCTACTGAATACTCTCGTAAGTTCCCAACCATTGAGAACGAGGACATCAGACAATCTTTGTATCAGTGGTTTGTTGAGCACCCAAATAAACTAGATGCTTGGGAAGAGATAGGCGACAAGGATGCAAAGAACCTTATCTATCGTAGCCTACGTAACCAGGCATTAGATTATTGCAACCATTGGAAAGCAAAATCTGGTGGCTATGAGACAAGCGATTTATTTTTTTATGAAGCAGATATGGTTGAGGCACTCCTGCCTCCTGTATTACGCGGTGAATGGGGCGTAACCCATAAACTAAATCTTGGTAGAACTGGTCGTCCATCTGCACCTAATGAGGGTGGCAACCTTATGGCTATGATGATTGAAGTTGACTACGCATTCTGGAAACTGCCAAAGGATGACAGGAAAGTTTTATTCCTACGCTATGCAGAGTCAATGGAATTCGGTGACATAGCAAAAGAATTAGATATGGGTACAGAAGATGCGGTGCGTATGCGCCACAAGCGTGCCATTCGCAAACTCATTAACAAGATTGGTGGGTTCAAACCATTCCGCGATTATGATGATGTAGAGAAGCAAGTTGAGCAGGAGTCTTCAGAGGCTTAGAAGTTAAGTGCCAAGTGTTACAGTTCTTACATTTGTAGTAACGCATAGGCAGGGTCTTACCCCTCCACGTAGCCTTACCTGACCAAGCATTACTTATTACCTTGCTTGCTTCCTCTTTAGTCCCATACTTTTTCTTATTGCACCCCATCTGGTGTGCTTTCTGCTGGGTCTACATACATAGACTCTGAATAGTTGTCGTAGAACTCTTCTATCTCTTTACCACTGGCAAATTGTAGTGTGTCATTCTTTGGTGCACAGTTAGTACACCCGCCTCCGTTACATACATTGCACATACTATCCTCCTGTTGAGTAGAACCCGCTACCATTAAAGCGGATTGCTGGTGTGTTGTAAATTCTAGTAGATGTGTGCCCGCAAATGCAACTGACTTCATCATCTCGTTCTTCTACACTGCGGGTTAATTCCTGGTGTGACATACACTTATTGCAACGATACTCGTAAGTTGGCATTATCTATCCACCATTACTCCAACAACGTGGAACCCATTCTTCTTAAAGTCATCTAACAATTGTATAAATAATTCCTTAGGTATGTGTGCCTCTACAAATAGGTGCTTATGCCCCAAGTCTTTAATGTAAACTCTTTGGTCATTCATTCATCTCTCCAATCTATCGGTGTTGGTGCGGTGCTAATTGCCCCACACTCCTTGCATTCCTGCTTTAAATCGTACCAACCTACTTCTCTTGTCTCTTCATCCCACATTACTGTGACTACAAACATCTTGCACCCACAAATACAGGTTAGTATGGGTTTACCCCGTAAGTCAAGCACCTAGTACCAGCCCTTGGTATGGTGTAACCAGGCATTGCAAGGTGTTTTATAGCGGTGTTGAATGTAGCGGTAGGCTCTGAGTATCTGAACCGCTGGGTCTTTACTCTTCTCGCCTAACATCTGTGCAATTCCGTAGGCTGATGAGCCTTGTTGGTTCTTGGCTAAATGGTCGAAACGACTCTCTTTCATAAAGATTTTATAAACACACGCCCGCTCTTTCTTATCCCACCCCCAACCCACTTGGGCAAAGCGCATAGCCATTATCTTGTTGGCTTTCTTCTGTTCCATTGTTGCCTTTGTTGGTGCAACCTTTGGAGTCTTAGGTTTTATCTCCACCTCTACACCCACATTGTGAGTTGCTGGTGTGATTAAAGCCACCGCAACTAGAGTCGTTACAACTATCGTTCGATTTCTCATTTATCTATTCTAGCAATCTTCTGGCGAACATTCCTTCTGTGTCGTGCTTCTGCCTTAACTCGAACCTCTTGTGGGTGTCTAGTCGTAAGTAAGTACCGCTCAACTGTGAGCAATCCACCCCAGATAGTTCCGTGACCGCCTGTGTATTCTAAGT